GTCCCTGTCAGGACAGCCAGTATTTCGTTCATTTGATAGAACAAACCACACTGCAAAAGAAAACATGAAGCCTATGTTCAGTGACGCGCCGTTGCTGATAGGAATTGATGCGGGGTTAACTCCTGCTGCAGTTATAGGGCAACTAGCGTTCGATGGTCGATTAATAGTGTATGACGCTATAACATCCGACGGTATGGGTGCCTTACGGTTCGTTAGAGAGAAATTAAAGCCTTTATTGACAAATAAGTTCCCTGGACGGAGATCGCTTGTTATAATTGACCCAGCTGCGTTTCAACGAGTGCAGACAGATGAGCGCACCGTAGCAGACATATACAAGAACGAAGGTTTTATATTAAAACCTGCTCGAACAAACTCGATTGCTGCTAGAATAGCGGCTGTAGAGAAGTTTTTGACTAGAGTAGTTGATGGTAAATTTGGTCTAGTAGTAGACCCTGACTCTGGAGGCCAGTTGGTAAAAGCTCTTGCCGGCAAGTACAGGTATAAGATAAATACTAAAGGCGTTAAAGATGAGAAACCAGAGAAATCACACCCATGGTCTGATATTGCAGATGCGTTTCAGTACATGTGCTTACACGCCGATGGGGGAGAAGTATTCGGTAGCATGACAGTTGCCAACGAACGCAGAGAAGTGAAAGCTGTATCTGCAGGTGGTTGGACATAGGAGATTAAAGTATGGCTGTAAACATTATTCCAGTAGCAAGTGCATCAAAGCTAGAGAAAGAAGCGCTCAAGAAAAATGAAAAAAATCAATTAAGACCTCTTATAGTAGGTCTAGCTGCCCACGTTACTAGACGTTGGGAGGTTATGAGAGACCACAAGCAAGAAGAAATAGAGGACAGATTAACCGAAACAGCCCGTGCTAGAAACATGGAGTACTCTCCAGCTAAAATGGCAGAGATCCAAGCCCAAGGCGGTTCAGAAATATTCATGGGAATTGTTAGTACGAAGTGTCGTACAGCTACTGCGTGGTTAAGGGATACACTACTTGGTACCGGAACAGATAAGCCATGGTCTATCTCAGCAACTCCTATTCCAGATGTGCCACCAGATATTCTTGACAGACTAGAAATGATAATGCAGCAAAACCTTATGCAGTTCTATGACCAAGGTGGAGAACAAATCCCACCTGAAGAGCTTCAAAATTTAGCTGCAGGAATGAAAGACACTGCCATGCGTGAAATGAAACACGAAGCTGAAAAGCGTGTAGACCGTATGGAACTAAAAATGGAAGACCAACTTATAGAAGGTGGTTATGTTAAATCCTTATTCGAATTTACAAACGATGTAGCAACGTATCCTTTTGCTGTATTAAAAGGCCCAGTTCCTAGAAAGCGTAAAGTAATGAAGTACGCTGAGGGCGGTGGTTTAGAGCCCTCAGAAGTAGTACGTGATGAGTGGGAAAGAGTAGACCCTTATAAATTTTACTGGGCGCCGTGGGGAGACGACATACAAAATATGCCTGTAATAGAGATTCACCACTTAACTAGAGCCGACCTCGAAGCTATGATAGGCGTCGAAGGCTACGACGAAGACGCGGTAAGAGCGTTGTTGTCGGATTTCGGAGCAGGCGGTATTGACTGGTTAGACAGTCAAGACACTGAGATAGAAGACCTTGAAGGTAAAGATTTCGATGATATTGGTAATGATTTAGTAGGTGCTATTCAGTTATGGGATTCTATTCCTGGAACGCTACTTCTAGAGTGGGGTTTAAAAGAAAAAGAAATTGATGACCCTCAAAGGTCATATCCTTGTGAAGTTTGGATGGTTAATAACACAGTAATTAAAGCGGTGTTAAATTATGACCCGTTAGGGCGTAAACCATATTACGTCACGTCGTTCGAAAAGGTCCCAGGGCGGATCGACGGCAACGGTGTAGCTGATTTGTGTATGGACGCGCAGAGTATGTGTAACGCTGCGGCTCGTTCGCTATCAAACAACATGGGTATCAGTTCTGGCCCGCAGGTAGGAGTTAACGTAAGTCGTCTACCAGCTGGAGAAGATATTACTCAGATGTACCCGTGGAAGATCTGGCAGTTCCAGCAATCGGAATTTGGAGATTCATCTCCACCAATGAATTTTTTCCAACCTGGATCAAATGCAGCAGAGCTTATGGGCGTGTTTGATAGGTTTATGGATATTGCAGATGAAATGACAGGTATACCTAAATACATGACGGGGCAACACGTGCCAGGGGCTGGTCGTACATCGTCAGGTTTGTCTATGTTGATTTCTAATGCAGGTAAGAGTATTAAACAAGTAATAGCTAATATTGACCACGACGTTTTGACACCTATGCTTGAAAGACAGTACCAGAGAAACTTAAGGTATAGTGAAGACCCTGATTTAATAGGTGATGTTCAGATTATTGCGAAAGGTGCGATGTCGCTTGTTGTTAAAGAAGCTGAGTCTGTTCGTAAGACTGAGTTCTTGAGGTTGGTATTAGAAAGTCCTGTAGCGCAGCAGATTGTTGGTTTGCCAGGTACAGCAGAGTTAATGAGAGACTTAGCTGGAAACCTTAATTCTAATATTGATAGGCTTGTGCCCTCTAGGGAAGATGTTGAGAAACAGCAGGCTATGGCTCAACAGCAACAGCAGATGATGATGCAAATGCAGCAAGAACAAATGGCTGCAGAACAAGCTGCAAATTTACAGGAAGATGGAACAGAAATGGGTGGAAGGCAAGATAATTTCATGGCTCAAAGGCCGAATGGAAAATAAATTATCTCCACTACCTGTTAATATTAGGTATTATACAAAGAAATGATTAATGTTAATTCTTTAAGCGTTTCGGAAGTATCAGCGCTAAATAGGCTGAGAGAACCAGGAGTTAATAAGATATTAACTGTACTCGAAAATGAACTTGCGAGTACAAAACAAAAGTTGGTCTACGCAAATGACATGGGGACAATCCACCGTTTGCAAGGTAGGGCAGAAGCTTTTGAAGATTTACTGAAGGCGATTGAAGAATCGTCTAAAGTTAAGGCGCGTTAGAAATAACGCATTTGTTAAGCACACCATAACGGGAGCAGCATACATTGCGCTGCGAAACAGAGCTGGTGCTTTAAGGGAGAAAAAAATGGCTAAATTGCCGAAACAGGTACAAGCGCAAATTGCGGAGTTAGAAGAGTTTGAGAAAAATTTAGAAGCCCAAAACGAAACAGCAGCAAAAGAAGTTAAGAAAAAGAAGACTTCTAAGAAAACGAAAAAAGCTGAAGTAGTTGAGGATACGGAAAGTGAAGTAGCAAATGAACAACCACCGGAAGAGGAGCCTGTAGCAGTAGAAGCAAAGCCGGCTGACGATTCTATAGAAGAAGTATCAGAAAGCTTTAAGCAGAAATACGCTACCTTACGAGGAAAGTATGATGCAGAAGTTCCTAGGCTGCACCAGCAGGTTAAAGAACTTACTGACCAAATGAATGCTATCCGCGAGGAAGCAGAAGCTGCGAGGAAAGTGGAAGCTGAGAAACCGAAAGAGAAAGTTAGTTATGTTACCGATGCTGATCGAGAAGAGTACGGTGATGATTTGATCGACTTTCAACGTCGAGTTGCGAAAGAAGCGTCTCAGGAGTACGACGAGCGTTTCAACCAACAAGCTAGAGTAATTGAAGAGTTACAGAAACAAATTTCAAGTACTGGAAGCCAAGTTGGGGAAGTAGGTTTTACACAGAAACTAAATAATTTAGTACCTGGGTTTGACCAACTTGACAACGACGAACGTTGGGTTGCATGGCTAAATGAAATTGACCCTATGACTAGGGGGCCACGCAGAGATCAAGCTCAAGCTGCGTTTAACTCGGGAGATGCAGAAGCGGTAGCTCACTATGTGAGTTTATTTCGTGGAAGTGTCGAACCAGTTGCAAACGGCAAGAGTGATCGCCAAACAGAACTTGAAAAGCAAGTAACACCAAGTCGTTCTGCTAGCACAGTGGCTAATAGGAGCTCGAGTAAGGACTCTAAGGTTTATTCAGAAAGAGAATTGAATAATGCTTGGTCTAAGGTTCGAACTTTAAACACACAAGGCAAGTATGACGATGCGGAAAAACTTGAAGCTGAGTTAACCGTTGCATACATGGAAGGTCGAGTTAAGTAAGTACAACTAGCCATTCGGTAAGCAACCTTAACCCAAACTGTTTATTAATGTTAAGGAGAACCTATAATGGCTCATATATTTCCCGTAGTAGGGTCTGGTGCGTTTGATACCAACCCTACGTATTCAGGTAGTTTTATTCCACAATTGTGGTCTAACAAACTGAATGCAAAATTTTTCGCGAACACTATGATGACTGAAATCGCCAACACTAGTTGGGAAGGCGAAATCAAGAATCAAGGTGACTCAATTCGCATCCGTACTGCACCATCAATCACTATCAATGATTATGCTGGAGCGGGTACGACTTTATCAAGTGAAGTTCCTGTACCAATTTACCAAGATTTACAAATCAACAAAGGTAAATACTTTAGTGTGCAGGTCAACGATGTATTAGCACACCAAGCTGATATGGACTTGATGAACATGTTTACTGACGACGCTGCTAAGCAGTTGAAGATTGCAATCGAAAACGAATGCTTCTTCCAGTGGTTTGTAACAGAAGGCGCAGTTGCAGCTAACAAAGGCGCAGCAGCTGGTGCTATCTCAGCAAGCTACGGTCTAGGTACTGACACTGCACCAGTTAACCAAGCTACATCTGGTGAACTGTTGAATATGATTCTACGTATGTCAGCTGCGTTAGACGAGCAGAATGTACCAGAAGAAGGTCGTTGGTTGATTATGTCACCACACGATCGTCACATTCTGATGCAATCTAATATTGCTCAGGCGTACTTCACTGGTGACCAGTCAAGTATCGTTCGTACTGGTAAGATTGGAATGTTAGATCGTTTCACGGTTTATGTTTCTAACTTACTACCTAAAGGTACAACTTCTAAAGCTACAGTTGCAGGACTAACAGCAACTTCAGCGGGTGCTACGCTTTCAAACGCGAAGCCACGTCGTATGATGGTTGCAGGTACTTCAGCTGCTGTCTCATTTGCTTCGCAAATTACTAAGACAGAGCCTCTACGTAACCAAACAGACTTCGGCGACATCGTTCGTGGACTTTCTGTATATGGTCGTAAGGTTGTTAAGCCTGAAGCGCTAGTTACAGCGTT